GATCGTGATATCCGCAAGCGCGACAGCAAGAACATGCCGTACGGCTCGTACTACTTTGAAGTCGGCGGGAACGAGGGCGTGTTCCTGCGAGAGAGCGGCTTTATGCAGTTCCCTGTACTGGTGCCGCGCTGGTCTGTGGTCGGCGGCGACATCTACGGCAACAGTCCTGGCATGGAGGCTCTCGGCGACATCAAGCAACTTCAGCATGAGCAGCTTCGCAAGGCGCAGGCAATCGACTATCAGACCAAACCTCCGCTTCAGGTTCCGACGAGCATGAAGAACCGAGATGTGGAAACGCTTCCCGGCGGAATCTCATTCGTTGACGGAGCAAGCAACGGAATCAAGACGGCGTTTGAGGTCAACCTGAATCTGAACTACCTGCTTCAGGACATTCAGGACGTGCGCGGCCGAGTGCAGGGCGCGTTCTATGCCGACCTATTCCTGATGCTGGCAAATGCTGGCCCGAACACGCGCATGACAGCGACCGAGGTCGCAGAGCGGCATGAAGAGAAGTTGCTGATGCTCGGGCCAGTGCTGGAGCGACTGCACAACGAGTTGCTGGATCCGCTGATCGATCTGACGTTCACCCGCATGCTCCAGGCCGGCATCATCCCGCCTGCGCCGGAAGAGTTGCAGGGCATGGATCTGAATGTCGAATTCGTGTCCATGCTCGCACAGGCGCAGCGTGCCATCGGAACGAACGCCGTGGATCGGTTCGTTGGAAACCTCGGGCAGATTGCGACCATGAAGCCTGATGTTCTGGACAAGTTCGACAGCGATCAGTGGGCCGATGTTTATGGCGACATGCTTGGAGTGGACCCGAGCCTGATCGTGGCCGACAAGCAGGTCGCCATGCTGCGCGATGCCCGCAACCGGGCGATGGCAGCCAAGGAGCAGGCGGCCGTCATGGAGCAGCAGAGCAAGGTTGCCAAGAACCTTGCTGGCGCACCGACCGGAGTCCAGCAGAATGCCCTTACGGACGTGATGAATATGTTCAGCGGATACGGTTCTCCATCCGCTGTTGAACTTTGAAAGGAATCAACATGGCAATGGTCAGCATGAAGTCACAGCCCGAAGTTGAGGAAATGCCAGGTCAGGCCGAGATGGACGATCCGTCCTACCCGGAAGGCTTGTGCCTCAAGCTTGAGGCCGACCAGTTGAAGGCTCTCGGCATCACCTCGGCTCCTCGTATCGGCAGCGAGATGACGATTACCGCCCGCGTGTATGTGAAGGGCGCATCCGAAACGAAGACGTTTGAAGGAACTGAACCCGAGGTCTACTTGCAGATCACGGACATGGAGATTCAATCGGCGTCTGCCAAAGTCGATGCTGCTGCAACCATGCTGTACGGCAATATGTCCTGATCCGGTGCCCGTAACGGAACCTGTAATTTCTACATTTCTGCCGTGAGCAACTACGATCCTCTTGACCTTCGTGGTCAGGAACGCAGCAAAGCAGAACGCGATCTGCGAGACAGGCTGGCGCGGGAGAATGAAGAAGCGGATATCAAGTGGCTCATGGGCAATAAGCGTGGCCGTCGCGTCGTGTGGCGGTTACTGGATCAGGCAGGTGTGTTCCGTTCGTCGTTCAACACCAACGCGATGGCAATGTCATTCGCCGAGGGCAACAGGAACTACGGACTCCGCATGCTGGCCCTGGTCCACTCGCAGTGCCCGGAACTTTATCCAACCATGATGAAGGAGCAAGCGAATGAGCGAACCAGCGATGATGGAAACCGCCAACCCAACTAGCGGTAGTCCAGCATCTTCGGAAACCGCACAGGTCGCCAAGGCCACTCCGGCCGAGGCCCTGTACGGTGACACCACAAAGGCCACGCCGTCACCGGAACCGCAAGCAGCCAAGGCTGTTGAGGCGGTCAAGACCGAGGTCGATCAGAAGGATGCGCCTGCGAATAAGCCCGCCGGCGCACCCGACAAGTACGAGTTCAAGGCTCCTGAAGGCCGCGAATTCGACGCCGAGACAATCGCCAAGTTCTCGGAGGTCGCCAAGGAACTGAACCTGACGAACGAGGCAGCGCAGACGATTCTTGACAAGATGGGACAGCAACTCTCATCTCGTCACGAATCGCAGATCACGGCCGTTCGGAACCAGTGGGCGCAAGCATCCACGTCCGACAAGGAATTCGGTGGCGACAAGTTGACCGAAAACCTTTCGGTGGCGAAGAAGGCACTTGATGCGTTCGGCTCAACCGAACTCCGCACGCTACTCAACGAGTCGGGCCTGGGCAATCACCCGGAAGTGATCCGGTTCATGTATCGCGCAGGCAAGGCTATCAGTGAGGATCAGCTCGTTGTCGGAAACAAGGGTGCAGCCAAGTCGGCTGGCCCGAAGTCTTTCGCCGATCTTGCTGATGCTCTGTACTCACCCACCTCGTAACAAAAGGACTCAAAACCATGGCTACTCTCACCAACAGCAACCTGACGCTGGCCGATTGGGCCAAGCGTACTGACCCGGATGGCAAGGTCCCGGTCATCGCGGAACTTCTTTCCCAGAGCAACGAGATTCTTGAAGACTGCGTGTTCAAGGAGGGCAATCTGCCCACTGGCGAGCGCGTGGTGATTCGTACTGGTCTTCCGACCGTGTACTGGCGTGCACTCAATCAGGGCATTCCGAGCAGCCGTTCCACGACTGCCCAGGTCGATGAGGCTTGCGGAATCCTTGAGGCCCGCAGCGAGATCGACAAGGACCTCGCCATGCTCAACGGCAACACGGCGCAGTTCCGTCTGTCGGAGGACAATGCGTTCCTTGAGGCGATGAACCAGACGATGGCGACCACTCTGTTCTACGGCAACACGGCCACGGATCCGAAGTCGTTCCTTGGCCTCGCGCCGCGTTATTCGTCGCTCTCGTCGAGCGTGAACAACAGTGTGAACGTCATCAACTCGCTGACCAGCGGCACGTACTCGTCCACGGCGAACACCTCGGTGTATCTCGTGGTCTGGGGCGACAACACCGTGTACTGCCCGTTCCCGAAGGGCAGCACTGCCGGCCTGTCTCATGAGGATCTCGGTGAGCAGACCGTCTACACGCCTTCGTCGGCTGGTGGATCGACTGCTTCGGCTACCGAGCGGATGCAAGCTCTGGTGACGCGATACCAGTGGAAGAACGGCCTGGTGGTCAAGGATTGGCGTTACGTCGTTCGCATCTGCAACATCAACACCACGGATCTGCTCGCGCAGACCAATGGTCAGTCGAGCAGTGCGAGCGCGAACCTGATTCGTGCCATGACCCGTGCCCTGTACCGCATCCCGAACATGTCGATGGGTCGCGCCGCGTTCTACATGAACCGGACCGTCCACAGCGGCCTGTCCGTGATGGCTCTGGACAAGTCGCAGTACGCGCTGTCCGTGCAGCAGGGTCTGTCGCAGTTTGGCACGCCGTACAGCTGGCTGTCGTTCCTCGGCGTTCCGTGCCGCCGCGTCGATGCCATCCTCAACACCGAAGCCCAGGTTTCCTGATAGGAACCGGGAAGAAAGGACACAACCATGATTACTGACGCATTCCTTCGCGTTTCGACCGCCCAGGCGGTCACGACTACCGCTGTCAGCACCGACAAGATCGACCTCTCGCAGGCTCGGGAAATCGGTGAGGGCGCGGATGTGTACTTCGTGTTCACCGTTGGCACCGCCTTCTCCGGCGGCACCAGCATCACCTTCCAGGTGGTGACGGATGACAACGCCTCGCTGTCCAGCCCGACCGTCATTGCCGCAACTGCGGCGGTTGTCACGGCGAGCCTGACCGCTGGCGCACAGTTCGTCGTTGCCGTTCCTCCGCAGATCGCAAGCCTCGGCGAGCGATACCTCGGAGCGCAGTACACCGTGAGCGGCACTTACAGTGCTGGCACGGTCACTGCCGACGTTGTTCACAACGTCCAGGATGGCAAGAAGTACTACCCGTCTGGCTTCACGATTCAGTGATAGGAGAACCACATGCCGAAGGTCATCGCCAAGATGGACTGTTTCGTTGACAACTGCCTTCGCAGGCAGGGCGACGTGTTCGAGTACAGCGGACCGATTACTGACGTGCTTGAGCGTGTCGGAGCGCAAGCCGTCGATCAGTTCGATGTCACCGAACCGGAGCCCGAGCCCGTGGAGCGGCCTCGACGCGGCCGTCCGCGCAAGGTTGTGACTGACGGTCTGTGAACTCACTTCACTAGCACTAGGCGCAACGGAGGAGGGTCGGGTTCGTCCCGGCCCTCCTCCACGCGCAGGAGGCTTGAATGGCATCCGAGGTTGAAATCTGCAACCTGTCGCTGGCGCACCTTGGCGACGATGCAACGATCTCAAGCATTGACCCGCCGGAAGGGTCATCGCAGGCAGAGCATTGTGCGAGGTTCTATCCAATCGCACGCGACAGCCTGCTGCAAATGCACCAATGGAACTTTGCATCGCGCCGAGTGAATCTTGCCGCCGTGACGATGCCATACACCATGTGGCGGTACGCCTATGCGTGTCCAGGCGACATGATGACGGCGATTGCTGTCATCCCGCCAGAAGCTGAAAATGACTACGCCGTGCGTCCGTTCCCAGCAGACATGGCCGGCTACGGATGGACGAATGCACCGTTCGTCGGTGCGGGTGTCTATGTCCCGCAGCAGTATCAGATTGAAACCGATACGAGCGGTAATAAGGTCATCTACACGAATCAGGAGAACGCCCTTCTTCGCTATCAGGCGTTGGTAACGGATACGACGAAGTTCGATCCGCTGTTCGTCATGGCCTTGTCGTGGCATCTTGCGTCGATGCTCGCTGGCCCGGTTATCAAGGGCGATCAGGGAGCTGCTGAAGGCAAACGATGTACGCAGATGATGATGGCCTACATGCAGCAGGCGCGGATGTCCGACGCGAATCAGCGCAATGTGCGACCTGAACACATCACGGCCTGGATCAGCGGGCGCTAATTCATGCCCAGCACCAGGACATACTTCCGATCCTTTGCGGGCGGCGAGATGTCGCCGGAAATGTTTGGACGCATCGATGATGTGAAGTTCCAGACTGGCGCGGCAACCATGCGAAACTTCGTTGCGTTGCCGCAAGGTCCGGTTGAGAATCGGGCCGGAACGCAGTTTGTGCGCGAGGTCAAGGATTCGACCAAGCGGACGCGACTCATTCCATTCACCTACAGCACCACACAGACAATGGTGATTGAGGTTGGAGCGGGATATTTTCGATTTCATACGCAAGGCGCGACCCTGACACCCGGATCGCCAGCGGCGTATAGCGGAGCGACCACATATGCGGTTGGTGATTTGGTCAGCAGTGGAGGAGTGAACTATTACTGCATCGCCGCAACGACTGGAAACGCGCCTCCAAACGCGACCTATTGGTATGCACTGCCAACTGGCGTGTATGAGATTCCGAACCCGTTTTCCGAGTCGGATCTGTTCGATATCCATTATGTGCAATCGGCAGATGTCCTGACGCTTGTGCATCCCAACTATGCACCACGGGAGCTGCGTCGGTTGGGTGCGACACAGTGGACACTCACGACGATCAATTTTGCCGCGCCCGTATCAGCACCTACCGGATTGACGCTGACAGAAAGTCTCTCACATTCAGGATACAACTACACATATGTGGTCACATCTGTTGCCAGTGATGAAGTGAGTGAATCTGTCGCCAGTACTTCAGCCACAATCGATGGAGACTTCGGCAAGTCGGGTTACTACGTCACAATTCAATGGACTGCCGTATCTGGCGCGTCACGGTATCGCGTGTACAAGTTGCAGGGCGGCCTGTACGGATTCATCGGAGAAACGACTACCACGTCGATCATCGATGACAACATCGCGCCAGATATGGGCATTACGCCGCCCGTATACGACACGCTGTTCAATAGCGCGAACAACTATCCGGGTGCTGTTTCATACTTTGAACAGCGGCGCATCTTTGCGGGAACAAACAATTCTCCGCAGACGATGTGGATGACGCGCAGCGGTACTGAAAGCGACATGTCCTATTCGATCCCGACCGAGGACACGGATCGCATCAAGTTCCGCGTGGCGGCTCGAGAGGCAAACACCATTCGGCATGTTGTTCCACTGACGCAGTTGCTTGCTTTGACCAGCGCGGCCGAATGGCGAATCAGCCCGGTCAATAGCGACATCATCACGCCGACCACGATCTCGGTCCGACCGCAGTCATACATTGGTGCAAGCAATGTGCAGCCTTCAATCGTGAACAACACGGTCATCTACTGCGCGGCCCGTGGAGGTCATGTGCGCGAGCTTGGCTATTCCTGGCAGGCGAGTGGATTCGTGACTGGCGACCTGTCGCTTCGCGCTCCGCACCTGTTCGACACATACAACATCGTGGATATGTGTTACAGCAAGAGTCCGCATCCACTGTTGTGGTTTGTCAGTGACAATGGCCGACTGCTGGGTCTGACTTATGTGCCCGAACAGCAGGTCAATGCATGGCACTGGCATGACACGGATGGCGATTTCGAATCCTGCACAGCCGTTGCTGAAGGCAACGAGGATTCGCTGTATGTCATCGTCAACAGGACCATCGGCGGTGTGACCAAGCGATATGTGGAGCGGTTCGCAACGCGAGAGATTACGGACATCGAAGACTGCTTCTTTGTGGACAGTGGTCTGACATATGACGGTACGAACACCACATCTACAACCGTCACCGTAACTGGTGGCACGGCATGGTCGCCATCGGAAACGCTGACGATTACTGCCAGCTCCGCCATCTTTGCTGCCGGAGATGTTGGCGATGCGATTGTGCTGACCGACTCCAGCGGAAATAAGTACAGATTGACGATCACCGCATATACCAGTGCTACCTCGGTGTCTGCGAGGGTGGATGTGACGCTTGCCGTTGCTCTCCGTGGAGTCGCAACGACAACCTGGGCGTGGGCTAGAGACTCGGTGAGTGGCCTTTCGCATATTGAAGGCAAGACTGTCAGCATCCTTGCGGATGGCGCGGTTCTTCCGCGTGAGGTGGTTACATCTGGCAGCGTGACCATTGACAGGCCAGCGACTGTCATTCATGTCGGACTGCCGTACGACAGCGATCTTCAGACCATGCCAATCTCGCTGAACATCGATGGCTCCGCGCAGGGTCGATACAAAAACATCAATCACGCATGGTTGCGTGTGTACAAGTCCAGCGGAATCTTCGTCGGACCGACCACGGACAAATTGACCGAGGTGAAGCAACGAACCACGGAACCGTATGGAACGCCTCCATCATTGAAAACGGACGAAGTGGATGTCGAACTGAAGCCGGCGTGGGTTGCTGGTGGGCAGGTATATGTCAGGCAATCGGATCCACTTCCGGTGTCCGTTATTGGCTTGACCCTTGATGTGGTGCTAGGAGGCTGACGATGGGATTCGTTCAAACAATTCCGACTGGCATGGGTTCATATCCAGGTCTTGATACGACCATGCTGACGGGCAATCCTGCGTATTCGAATCTGAATGCCCAACTGCAAACGCAGGCAACGACATCATCGGTTGCTTCTGCTGGTACTGGAATGGATCAGCTCGCGCAAGGATTGCTTGTCGCGGGCCCGATCATTTCGATCATGGGAGCTGCGACTGGAGCAATTGGATCGTTCTATTCCGCGCAGAGCCAGCAGAATCAACTGAAGATGCAGTCGCAGAATCAGGCGTTCGCAGCGCAAATGGCGCGGGTGAATCAGCGGATGGCTGAATACTCGGCGCAGGAGATCGGCCGCGAGGGCCAGTTGAGGTTCGGGCGGTATGCGATGCAGGCCGGCCAGGCGCGTGCTGGAGCGCGTGCTGCAATGGCTGCGCGAGGCATTTCGCTTGGCGAGGGTACGCCAACGGAAGTTCTCGGCAGCATGGATGTCATCAAGGAGATCGACCGTCTGTCGATCAATTCAGCAACCGTTCGAGCGCAGGAGGCTGCCCGCCTCCAGGCGTTCAATATCGGAGTCGGAGCGACGATGGCAGACATCTCGGCGGCGAATCTTCAGGCTACTGCTGGGACGATTTATCCTGGTCTTGCAATGGGAACCAGTCTGCTCGGCAGTGCGGCTGACATCGGTAGCACATGGGCGCGCAATCGCCGCCTTGAGGAACTGCTGTCCGGCGTGTCCACGCAGCGGATGTGAGGTAGACAATGCCAACCGTACCAACGACATTCGTCCCACAGGTCGCTCCGCAGGTCGGCGGCGACATCGGCCAGTTCCAAGCACCGCAGATTGCGACTGCTGAAAACTTGGCCGCCCAACAGCAGGTGCAGTTTGGTCGCACGGCCGTGCAGGCCGGCAATGTCGCATACCGGGTTGGCAGTGCGATTCAGGATGACATTGATGATGCCAATGCCAAGGCTGCCGACACATGGATGCTGACCAACGCGACGCAGATGCTGCGTGGTCCGAACGGATATCTGCGTTCTGTTGGAAAGAACGCGGTCGATGGATTTCAGGGAACGCAGGAAGCCCTTGCGGCTCTTGGTCAGCAGACGCTCGACCGCGCAACGAATGACACGCAGAGGCGAATGCTTCAACCTGTGATTGCTCGCAACATGCTGACGTTTCAGACGCAGCTGTTCGACCATTACGAGCGAGAGGCCAAGGGATATGCAACAAACGAGGCAAAGGCTAGAGCGACGATTCGTGCCCAACTTGCCGTTGAGGATTTCAAGAATCGTGATGTTCCTACGAGCGAGTACCAGGTGAATGCTGGACTGGCCTTGCAGGAAATTGAAAAGGCAGGTGAGTTGGCAGGATTCGCTCCAGACTCGGCGCAGATGGCTGCCCTGAAACGGACCGTCACGACGGACATCACGCAGGGCGTTGTCAACCGGATGATGCTGGACAACGATTATGACGCGGCGTACCAGTTCACCAAGGGTCGAATCAAGGATGGGATGGTGGACCGAGATGTCGGCGACCGCCTGATGTCGGCCATCGATGCCAACCGGGATCGGTGGATGATCGATCAGTACGCAGTGACGATCAAGACCTATGGCCGGGTTGGAATGCCAGATGACGAGAAGAACAACCCTGACAGGGCTCCAGAATCACTCCGGGACGCTTTGGCTATCGCGGCCGACATTCAGGACCCGGAGATTCGCGGAGGCGTTCAGGCGGCTCTCCGTGCCCAATACGGGCAGGAGGAGTCGATGCGGAAGGCCGACTATTCGGCACTGCTGGATAAGGTTGAGAATATTCTGGCGACACCGAATGCTACGGTGGCCAATATCCCGCCTGCACAATGGGCGGCCCTGACTCCAAAGGATCAGAAGAGGCTCTTGAAGGGTGTCGCGCAGGAAGATGAACTGGATGCGATTGAGCAGATCACCCGCAATCCTGGACTGCTGACCGAAGAATGGCTGGATAAGAACCGCAGCCGTATGACCAAGGAAACCTTCAATAGGCTGCTCAAGGAGGCGAAGGATCCCGCCAAGATGTTCGAGGCGACGGTCGATGCCCAGCAGCTCAACGCGACGCTGGTTGACAATGGGTTCTATGAGGTCGCAAACCCAAGTTCGGAGACTGATCGTACGAAGTCGTACCTGCTTCGCAACAACATCGAAATGATGATCGATGCGGAACAGCAGCGGCTCGGAAAGAAGTTGTCCCGACAGGAGAAGCAGAAGATCATTGACCAGACGATCATCGAAGATCGGGCGGTCAAGACTGCCGGGATCAATCGGCTGATGCCAATGGCGATGATGACGGGAGAGGAATTCAGGTCTGCTTATGTATCGGTCGGAACTGAAGAAATCCCGGCGATGTATTACCGAGCTGGCCGGCAAGCCCTGATTGCTGCTGGAGCAACGAATCCGACTCCTGAACAGATTTCTGCCTGGTACAACGCCAAGCGAAAGAAGGGACAGTTCCGTGATTGATGATGGTGAGCAGATGCAGGGCACTGCGTCGGACGCAGCATTCGCTGACATTTCGGCCCGTCCTCCGCAGGTCGATTTCACCACTCTCCAGCAGCAGTTCGCAACACCCGGCCTGCGGGAGACTCCACTTATTCCTGCTCCGAACGCTCCTCCCGAGATTGATGAGGATGCATTTCAGATTGTGAACAGTGAGCGAGATGCGATGCAGGCATCTCTGATGAACGCAGTTCGTAGTTCACCGGATGATGCGGCAGAAGCACAACGACTCGGAAAGCCGTTGAATCTGAAATATGACCTTGTGATGCGGAATAAGGAGGATGTTCGTCACGCCGCACTGATGCAGGAAATCTCCAACCGAGACCTGATGCGGAATGACCCAATCCTTGCGCGGCAGTTGCAGAACTTGGATTTCGCGGCCATTGCCTATGACGATTTGGACAACCTTTCGACAACCGAAAGACTGTTCAAGGACATCGGAGCGATTGCAAGTGGCAGGCCGTGGGCGGCGACTTTCATCACTGGTGAACTTGCTCGTGGATACATGACGGGCCGCGCATCGATTGAGCGAGGGCTGCTCGGCGAGCGAATGGCTATTGAAGGACGTTCTCCTGAACTGGATGCACAGGCGAAGGATCTGAAGGATCAGATGACTACGCTGGCCGCACTCGGCAAGCCGGGAATCCTGGCTGGCACGGCCGAAATGGTCGCGCAGAATCTTGAGAATGTGCCGGAGATGGCGGCGGGTGGTTTGATTGGCATGGCGGTCGGTGGGCCAGCCGGAGCCGCAGCTGGTGCTGGTATTGCAACCTTTGCAACCGTTGGCAAGATGGAGGCCGGCAATCTGTACATGGACATGTACGAGGCTGGCGTACCGGATGACGAGGCCATCCCGGCTGCCCTTGCTGGCGGCCTGTTGAACGGTGCGATCGAGGTCGCGGGATTGAAGATTGCAGCATCGCCGTTCAAGACACTGGCAAAGAATGTGATCCGAAACAAGGTTGCGTCCGCACTTGCTAGGCCGACTACCCGTGCGGCACTTGCATCCGCTGGTCGTGCATATCTGACGCAGGTTGGCGGCGAGGCACTTGAGGAGAGCTTGCAGGAAGTCGTTGGAATCGCGGCCGAGGAGTTGGCCCGTGCACAAGCTGGAATGGAGCCGGGAACTACATGGAAGGATGGCGTTGATAGGGTCGTGGATGCCTTCATTGCCGGCGGTTACGGTTCTGCGATTGTCGGTGGTATCGGTCCTGGTGCGAACCTCTACAATGAAATTTCAATCGCAAATGCTTCTGTTCGGCAGGCCACGTTTTTTGAAAACCTGTCAAAAAATGCTACTGAATCCAAGGTACGAAACAGGAATCCAGAAGCGTATGCCCGTGTACTTGCTGCCCAAGCAGCCAATGTAAATGCAGAAACCACATATTTCCGTGGTGATGTAGCACGTGACATTTTGCATCAAAACGCAATCACTAGGCAACAGTTAGATCAGGTTGTTCCTGGTCTATTCGACCGTATTCAAGAATCCGCCAACACTGGTGGATTTGTGAATATGAATACGTCAGACTTTGGTGCGCGCTTGGCTGGTACGCCTATTGGCCAGCAACTATCACAACATGTGACGCTAGATCCAAAGTTGAAAAGTGCTGCGGAACTTGCGGAATATGAATCGCAAAAGTTGGCGATGATTGAATCTGCGAAGCGCGTCCTTGAGGAGAAGAAAGCCACCGAAACGGCGTTTGTCGATGACGCTGTTGCGTTTGAGAACCGCATCCTCTCGCAGATTGAAGAGGCTGGTAAGACGCTTGAAACGCCATTGACCAAGACGCAGGCCCGTGCGGCCGCGAAGGTCTATCAGGCGATGTATGTGAATCTTGCTGCACGGGCGGGCAAGACGGTCACGCAGCTTGAGCAG